TAGTGCTTAAGTCCAGATATTTCATAAGTATTCTTATCTTTCTCTCGAATAGTTAAACACTTAAATTTCTGTGCTGCAACGGTTGCTCCATTTGAATCATATTCTTCTAGCATCCACATGATTCCAGTTGCAGGTGCACTTTCAAAAGCACTTGTGACAGTTAAAGATGTAACAGATTCTGTAGTTGTTACAGTAGATACTGTTTGCTTTTCTGTCCAAACATATGGAGCCCAGTTTTTATCTGCGTTAATACAAGCTTCTTGACTTGTCTCACTGCTCTTTGAACCATCACTATTAATACATGCTTGCTCAGTATGTAGAATAGTTAAATAATATATTTTACCTGCTGTAACGGGGGTAGGATTGTCTAAATTAATAGTAGTAGTTGTACTACCAGAAGCAATTCTTCCTCCATATCTTACACCTGCTCTAAATGAGTCAGATACATAAAAATTATCTCCAGGCCTTAGTGAAACACCATCCATTCCTGTTGTAAATGATACAGTCTCAGTTTCATATCTTTCAGTATATAATAACCATTTTCCAACTCTGCGCGCTTGGGCTTGAGAAGTACAGCCTACTGCTGTTATATCTGTAGAAAAGATTTGGTTATTTGCATTTGTAATTCCTTGTGAATCTTCAACATATTCTACATGCTGACGATAAAAGTCGTCTGGATTATTCCAAGTAACATATGCTACATTGTGTCTTTGTTTACGGCTTGAGCCTTCATATGTAAACTGTCCGTCAATTACATTTGAATCACTAAATGTCATGACTGGATCACGAGGTGAGTCTTGAACTGCTGTGATTGCTCCCTCTTGCCAGTATAACATACCTCTAAAGATAGAAGCAATATCGTTTAATATTTTGTATGCTTCCTCTCTTGATTGTAAGTATATATTACACGCAAATCTTGCTTCTTTATATCCCCAACCATCATCCACTCCAACAAAGTTTCCAGAGGAGTCTACGGCATCACAATACTTTGCAATTTCATATAAAGACCATTTATCTAATTGATTTTCAGTTAGCCATTTACCAAGTCCATATCTTTCATCAGTACATAAATCATAAAGTATCCACGCAGGATTACATGTCCATGCTGTTGTAAATGTACCATCCCAGTCTCCGCTATATAGGTTGTCACCTACAGCAGTACCAGTCCAAGTTCCTCCTGCAGCTATACATCTATCTTTTCTGCGATAACTTGCAAGACTACAAGTTCCTGCATCATAAGCTGTGTAGTTGCTTGGAACTTTAACTTTGACACCTTTGATTTCGTAACCTCTTGTTGGTATCGAGTCAAACTGTTGAGCATCGAATTGTGTACCAACTAAAGCACTGTTGGGATAACTAAGTTTATTATCAATTACATTTGTATAGTAATCCCATAGTAATGTATTTTCATTTGTTGATTGAGTAGAATCATCAGTTAATCTACTAACTCTTATATTAATAGTGCTGAAACCAGCTGTCTTAAAACTTGCAGGTATATCAAAACGATAAGTTCTAGCGTACTTTTTATTTGTTTTACCTTCAAATGAGCTGCTCAATACAGTAGTATAGTTAGCGTTATCATAACCTAACTCTATTTTAAATGATACTGAATTTCCTACAATATCTCCATTGTCTTTTAATAGTCTAAGACTTGGAACTGATAGTGTAACTCTTACAGCATCTGTATCACTTGAACTAATTGTTTTAGTATACGGACTTTGTGATTTTAAAATTTCTCCAGAACCAGAAAGCTGACTTGTAGGCTGTGCAAATCCTGGAATGTAAGATTGTCCATCTGTTCCTACACGGCTAATATAGCCAGGGCTTGATAATCCACTAAAGTTCCAGTTTCCTGAGTTGTCCATCATTGGAACTTCGTCTAAGAATACTGACTTTGCTCCATTTACTAAGCCTGAAATCTCTCCTTCAGATACTAAGTCTAATACTCTTGCTTTTGCTGTAGAAAATAATGTGTTATCAGCTTCTACCGGCTTGTGACCGCCACCACCGCCTTTACCCCCGCCTTTAGAACCGCGTATCCAATCTATCTCATTCATGGTGTATAATCCTCCGCCTGAATACCAGCACTAATTACTGCGCCTCCAACTATTAGTTTACCATAACAAACAGGTACTGCAACTCCTTGTGATGTTGTGTTTACAGGACCATTAAATGAATAATTTTCTTGTTCTTCTACCTTTTTTGGTGAAGTAGGTGTAGGACTTAACATAGCCCCTATTCCACTTAAAATGAGTCCACCTGCAAACTTTACTGCTAAAGACCCGGCGGTGCCTAATTGAGATAATCCCATACCAATAGCATCTCCAGCTCCAAATACTCCGCTGGCACCTGCATAAGATGCTCCATACAATCCAACACCAGTAATAATTGCAGCTCCAATCAAAACTGCAGTTAACCCTTTATTTTTTGCTCCCATTACAACTGGTACTATTTTAATTTCTTTTTTACCAGTAGGAAGTTCGCACCCTTTATAATCTTTTACGTACTCATCACCTACTAATACTTGATATCCAATTCCTCTTTCATGAGAAGTCATAAATTCTTTACGAAAGTCAGGTCTATTTGCAGCAATTGCTCTTGTAGCTTCTTGAACAGAATTTACATCTAAATTCCACTCTTTTCCAAAGCGCTCTCCTAACTTACCATATAGTTTGACTTTCTTTAACATAATGATTTGTGCCTTAATATATGCGTGGTATGTTTTCTCCAGTACCCGCCGTATGGTTCTCTATTTGAGAGTCTGCCATGTACATGATGTAAAATTTGATTATTTCCAAGATAAATTGCCGCATGGTTTGGTACAGGTGAAACTAATTTTATCAAAAATACATCATATTTTTTAATATCATCTACTTTGATAAAACCTTGTTCTTCATAGTTATCTAAATATCTATTCTCTCCTGAATCCCACCATCCGTCTTGACCTGAAAAACATTCAAAATTAATTTTTAATTCTTTTTTGTAATAATCTCTTACTAAGGTACAACAATCTAAAGTTCCATAACTAAATTGTCTTCCTACTAATGGTGCTTCATATCCTAAGGGCTCCCAGCTATATAATTCTTCTGAAGGCCAGCTCATTATGTGCCAAGGTAATCCAGAAGCTTCACATGCAATTTTATCTGCTTCTGACGGTTTTGGATTAAAGTTAGGGTGTGAATGACATATTGCTATTATCTTTCCTGTATCCTCTGCATCAGCATAACTCTGAGGATCAATAATAAAATCATCTTCAGGAGTGTTTGATATATTTCTTGCTGGAAAATATCTTTCTCTACTTTTATCTCCTGCTGCTAATATGAACCCACATGCTTCTTTTGGATATTCTGCTTTTACGTGTTCTTTAAACTTGTTTAAAACGTACTTCTTCATCGGCTACTACCGCTTTTGTTTCCAGCACCCGGAAAGCCTCCAAAAGGTATTTCCGTACCATCGCCTGGAAAACGTTTTTCACAAGCTTTAAAGGTCTTAGCACAAACATCGTCGTCTGCACTAGATACTGGATTATTATCTATATCAAAGTAGTTAGTACCCGTATAACTACATCCATCACCACTTCTATACTTCCAAGGGCATCCATTTGCAATAACTGCTCTTCCTGGTAGTTTTACTCCTGCTACATCATGTGCCGCAGATAGTTCAAATTGAACATATGTATTATTTTCTACAGCCTTTCTATCAATATACCATATCTCATCAGAAAAATCAGCATCAGCATCGGCTGTTGAATTTAGATACCATATACCTCCGGCTGCTTCACAAGTGCTTTCAGTATATGCTGTCCAAGTACCTGCTCCCCCATTTTTTGTGCTGTCTAAACAATCTGATTTACTGGTGCTTGCTTCTGAGCCTCCTTCACCAGTACATACTCCACCTAAGTTCGATCCTGAAATATAGCAATGAGAATCTAAGTATTTTGCAAAAGTTCTTTTTCTTGTTACTTTTGCTCCAACCATATCATCATAACTACCAATTAAACTTGATATTAAACTTGTTACGTTTGCTACTGTT